GAAGAGTTTGACGAAGCCGCTCCGGGTTTCCGGAAAAGCCAAGTCATCCAAAACCAAGGTCGAGTGCCAGAGGCACAATGGTCCGTCCTCCTAAGGAATCTCGACACAGTGTCGGGGATCCTTGCCACTACTCTGGGGGCTTATAAGCCATCGGAGTGGAGGTTTAGGCATGGTCCAGGGGTGACTTCAGATGGAGGCCGCTGGCGCAACAAATACCGATTTGAGCGCTGGTCCAGCCGACTGGAGTCCATGTTTGCGTTGGCTGACTGTGGTTACCACAGCTGGCCAAGTTGGGCGGGACATGCCGTAGACTTTCTCGAGGAAGGGCAGTATACTGCAGGACCTCGACTAGTTGCAGGCAAGGCTAGGCCGTTTTCTTGGAATGAGGATGAACCCCATTCGCGGCTGATAGCTGTCCCAAAGACCTTTTCGAAGCCGCGACTTATCGCGGCTGAGCCCGGAGAGCACATGTGGTGCCAGCAAAACTGCTGGGACTATCTGTGCAATAGGGTGCGTGGATCTTGGATACATAGCTTTGTTCGCTTCCGCGATCAGAGCTTAAACCAAGATCTATGTAGAAAGGCCTCACGTGATGGGTCTCTGGCAACGCTCGACTTGAGCGAAGCTTCCGACCGCGTTACGTGCCACGTAGTGGCACAGGTGTTTAGGAGAAATCCTGGGCTCCTGCGAGCACTACAAGCATTCCGTACCCGTCGCATGGAATACACCCTGAGGGGTGAAAGCCACGTTTGTGAATTAAGGAAATTCACCACGATGGGTAGCTCCGTTACTTTTCCAGTGGAGAGTCTGGTGTTTTTGAGTGTCTGTATCGCTAGTGTGCTAACTGCACGCAAGGTACGTGTGACACTCAGGAACATTCTTGACCTTGCTGGTCAAGTGGCCGTGTACGGGGATGATATCATCGTTCCCGTAGAGAGTAGGGTACTCCTAGTCGGCGCCCTTGAGGCTTTAGGCCTTAAGGTAAACCTTCGTAAGTCTTTCTGGACTGGGAAGTTCAGAGAGAGTTGCGGAGTTGATTCCTTCGACGGGGTAAATGTTAGCCCTGTCTATTGGAAAGCGCCCTACAGGAGACAACCGGAGTCGTTCGCGAGTACGGTCGACACGATGAATAACCTATACAAAAGGTTCTTCGTACGTGCCTCTGATCTGCTTGCATCGACCATACGTGGGTATTCCTTACCCAACGTACCTGTCGGCTCCGGAGTCTGTGGTCGGATGGCCTTTGCACCTAAGAACCCCACCGAAACCCATAAGGTTAGGTGGAACTCAAATCTGCAGAGGCGAGAGTGCCTAGTGCCTCACATTCGTGTGAAGCAGGAGCACACTCCGATTAACGACGACACTGCCGTACTTAAGTTCCTAACGGAACAACCTGACCCTATGACTTCATGGGAATCAGGCGTACCACAGTGTCCTAAGCTCAAACTCGAGCTTAGGTGGGTGAGCCTCGACCTTCTAACAGATGAGTTAGCTTGGCCGAGAGAACTCAAAAGGGTCCTCGAC